CTATGGGCCTTTGAGTAATAAAAGACTTGCAATTACCTTACTAAATCATATACAATAGCGAATGTCTAATTTATTTAAAAAAGTAGCAATCTGCACGGATATACATTTTGGATTAAAAAGCAACAGTCAACTACACAATGATGATTGCCTAAACTTTATTAAATGGTTTACTGCCAAAGCCAAAGAGGAAGGCTGCGAAACAGCTATGTTCTTGGGCGACTGGCACAACAATAGAGCCAGTATTAATATTGTTACACTCAACTACAGCCTTAGGGCCTTGGAGCACTTAAATGCTAATTTTCAAGCTGTTTACTTTATTCCCGGTAATCACGATTTATATTATCGTGATAAGCGAGATGTCCAGAGCGTTGAATGGGCCAAACACTTACCCAACGTCCACATCTGCAACGATTGGGTTGAAAGTGGCGATGTGGTTATTGCACCTTGGCTTGTTGGTGACGATCATAAACGTATTCCTCGCCTAAACGCCAAGTACTTGTTTGGGCACTTTGAGTTGCCTAACTTTTACATGAACGCAATGGTGCGTATGCCAGATCATGGTGATGTCAAGAACGAACACTTTACCGGCATTGAACATGTGTTCACCGGGCACTTTCATAAGAGACAAACTAATAGAAACATTACCTACATAGGTAATTGCTTTCCGCATAACTATGCAGACGCTGGCGACGATGATAGAGGCATGATGATAATGGAATGGGGCAAGCCGCCCGAGTATCATGCATGGCCAGATCAACCCAAGTATCGTGTGTATCAATTAAGTGACCTGCTACAAAATACAGAAACTATGCTACAGTCAGGTATGCATGTACGTGTTAATCTTGATGTAGACATCAGCTACGAAGAAGCCACATTCATCAAGGAAACGTTTGTAAATACATACCGGCTGAGAGAGATTACTCTGCTTCCGCAAAAGACCGTTGGCGATGACATCTCATATGATACGCAAGGTAACATCATGTTCGAAAGCGTAGACAGTATTGTAACTAACCAACTTACTAACATTGACAGCAAACAATACGATCCCAATCTACTACTAGATATCTACAGACACCTATAATGTTTAGAATACGAACTTTAGCAGTAAAGAATTTTATGAGTGTGGGTAATGCCACACAAGCAGTACATTTTGACCGCAGGGACCTTACTCTTGTCTTGGGCCAGAACTTGGACTTGGGCGGAGACGACACAGGAGCCAGGAATGGGACTGGCAAAACAACCATTATTAATGCACTGAGTTATGCCTTGTATGGTAATGCACTTACCAACATCAAGAAAGATAACTTGATTAACAAGACCAACGGCAAGAACATGTTGGTCACAATTGAATTTGAGAAAGACGGCGTTGACTATAAGATTGAAAGGGGTCGCAAGCCCAATACGATGGCATTTTATATCGGCAATCAAGAACAAGAGATTACCGATGAATCGCAAGGAGATAGTAGAGAGACCCAAGCAGAAATAGAACGCATGCTGGGCATGAGCCATGAAATGTTCAAACACATTGTGGCACTGAATACTTACACTGAGCCATTCCTTGCACTTCGAGCAAATGATCAGCGTACTATTATTGAACAGTTACTGGGCATTACCATGCTTAGTGACAAAGCTGACTTGCTTAAAGAGCAGCTAAAAGCTACCAAGGATGCTATTACACAAGAAGAGTATCGTATTAAAGCAGTTAACGATGCCAATGCACGTATACAAGAACAGATTGTTGCGCTAAAGCGTAGACAAACATTGTGGACCAGCAAGAACGCAGAAGATGTGGCAGCACTAGAAGCTGCGCTTGCTCAACTCAATGAAATTGATATTGAACGAGAATTGTTGCATCACGATGCCTTATATGCTCGCAATGAACTGGTTAGATGCATACGTGAAGTCAATCAGCACAAAGCAGGTTGCATAGCTACACAAACCAGTTTAATTAAAAACTTAGACAAGTTAAAGAAAGAAATAGAAAAACTAGAGCAGCATGAATGTTATGCTTGCGGTCAAGCAATACATGATAACAAGCATGAGAGTATCCTAGAAGAAAAACGTGCAGCATTACAAGATATGTCTTTACAGTATCTTTCCAACGAAGGACAGTTACAAGAACATGTAGACAGACTAGCAGAACTAGGCGAGCCTGCGCCACCTCCTGCGGTGTTCTATGATACCAAAGAAGATGCTATCAATCACAAAAACAGTATTGCAAATATCACACAACAAATTGCTACAAAGCGCAGTGACCAAGATCCGTATGCAGAACAAATACGAGAAATGGAAACACAGGCTGTAGAAGAAGTCAACTATGACTTGATGAATGAATTGGCTAGAGTCAAGGATCATCAAGACTTCTTGCTCAAACTGTTGACCAACAAAGATAGTTTTATACGTAAACGTATTATTGATCAGAATCTCAGTTACTTGAATGCTAGACTAGGACAATATTTAGATCGCATTGGCCTGCCACATACTGTAAAATTCTTAAATGACTTGACAGTCAGCATTGAAGAACTAGGACGTGAATTAGACTTTGATAACTTGAGTCGTGGTGAGCGTAATAGATTGATATTATCGTTAAGCTGGGCATTCCGTGATGTGTGGGAGAATCAAAATCAACCTATCAACTTGTTGTTCATTGATGAAGTTATTGATACAGGCATGGACAGTTCAGGTGTTGAAAACAGTCTAGCTATCCTTAAGAAGATGGCACGTGAAGGCAATAGATCAGTTTGGTTAGTATCGCACAAAGACGAACTTGCAGGACGAGTGAACAATGTGTTAAGTGTAGTTAAAGAAAACGGATTCACTACTTACAATACCGATGTTGAAAGATCTTGAAACTGTTCGAGTGTTGCATTTAGAACCCACTGACATTTGTCAAGCAGCATGTCCGTTGTGTGCCCGTGAAACAGATCCCGCATTTGATAAAGACGTACAGCATTCGTTAACAGTTGAAGATATCAAACGCATACTGCCTGAGCATGTTATAGCTCAATTAGATAAAATGTTCATGTGCGGCACTTACGGTGACCCGGCTGCTGGTCCCACTACTTTAGAGTTATACAAATATTTTAGAAGTGTAAACAGTGATATCACACTAGGCATGAACACTAACGGTGGGTTACAAAACACTGCTTGGTGGACACAGTTAGCTGAACAGTTTGATCAACCAAGAGATTATGTTGTGTTCAGTATTGACGGACTAGAGGACACCAATCATGTTTATAGAAAAAATGTATCCTGGCGTCGTGTAGTAGCCAATGCCGAGGCTTTTATTGGTGCAGGTGGTGCAGCTCAATGGGACATGTTGATTTACGAACACAACGAGCATCAAGTTGATGCCTGTGAACAGCTGGCCAGGGACATGGGCTTTACATGGTTTAGAGCCAAAGTCAGCAAGCGCACATCCACAGTGAATTGGCTGCGTCCTCCTAAAAACTGGACTAGACCTGTAGTAGAGCAAGGCCCCATAAACTGCTTTAGAGACAACGAGCAAAGTTTATACATCAGTGCCCAGGGTGCGATACACCCATGCTGCTGGCTAGGCTCAGAAACTTTGGACAATTTTGAAGCCATTAGGGCCGATTGGAACACTGATAAGTGTAATCCTATATGCAAGGAAACTTGTAGCACTGCGAATAATGTGTCAAATTACACCGGGCAGTGGCAACGAAACGTGGAAATAACATAATTTTTTGTCGCCAAAGAATTGTCATAACTATGTTACACAATGACTTGGTTATTCGAGAACACACAAATAGAATCCCTACCCGAAGATTGTGTGGGTTTTGTGTACTTGATTACTAATCTAGTCACTGGTCGTAAGTATATCGGCAAGAAACTAGCCAAGTTTTCTAAAACGACGTACAAAGTTGTGAAGCTCAAAAACGGCAACAAAAAGAAGAAGAAAATTAGAAGTAAAATAGATTCAGATTGGCTCACATATTATGGCTCAAACGACGAATTAAACAAAGATATACAGACACTAGGTCAAGAAAACTTTAAACGCGAAATACTCTACTACTGCAATTCAAAAGCACAATGCTCATACATCGAAGCACGAGAACAATTTAGACACCAAGTCTTAGAATCAGATGCGTACTACAACGGACAGATCAGCGTTCGTGTCCATGGCTCCCATATCAAAAACAAAATTTAAGTAGTTTCAGCTAGCACAAGCCTATATCGTGTGCCCTATACCTGGATCAAAGAATCACAGGGATGGAAGTCTTGCCGCTACAGCAAGCACTCAACTACTACCCGTAAGGATGAAGATCGCAGATGCCGCGATTTAGTTGTTTGAATAGGATAAAAAGGCTAAAAAGACGCAGTAGCGATACTGCACGGTTACTAACATGTCTGATATGTGTTAACTAACCCGCCGTTGTATAAAGACGGAGCTCGAGGTACAGGACAACCGCCTCTGTAATGCTCTAATATCAGTGACTGTGATGCTCGGATGAAGTTCACTATATTTTTTGCCCGCCCTGGGCAAAGAGTGACCACTTAGTCTGGATGAAGCAGTCTCTAAATACTTTAAGAAATAATATTGCTGAGTGTTAACGAAAGCAATAGATTAGCGCAGCTAATCTTAAATTGATGACTTTAAATCTTTATACTTTTTAATACGTGCTTCTGATATGGCTTTCCTGTGTGCTTCTGATTTAGGTTTACGCATTTTCTGTTTAGTTTCTTCTGTTTTTGGTACTCCTTTAGTTTTACCTGTTAGTGCCTGAGATAATTTCTGTTTAGTTTCTTCTGATTTAGGTCCTGTAGATTTACCTTTTAAGGATTCTGAAATCTTTTTAGATATTAATGCTTTTTCTTCTTCTGTTTTCTTTTTACGATTCAACTGAGCTATACGCATTGTTTCTTTTTGTTCAAATGTTCTTTTCTTACCTGTAGTTTTTTCTGTGCGTTTTTGTATTGTTTCTTTTGATGCTACTCTTCCTTTTCCGGCTTCGCTAATTTTTGCCTTATGCTCGTCTGTTAGCTTCCTCCCAAGCAATCTTTCTGAATGAATACGACCAAATTCTTTTTTAAGCATTTCGTACAGTCTTGAAGTTGGGGTATACCGGTGTTGATAATCACGTGCAATTTGTGACATCATGTTTGCAGCATACAGCATTTTATGTCTATCAGTGCCTGTAGTACACTTTGTTAACAGCATATGACATATAAAATGTTCTCTTGCAGATAAATTTACTATATTTGATGAATCATTTGTGCCACCTAAACTGCGTGGAATGATATGATGATCTTCGGAATACGATAAAGTGGTAGTTCTTATAGTTGCTTGTGCAATTATAGAATCATACCATTTTTTATACTTGTTTTGAATAAACATAACTATCTCCTGTTATGTTTATTTATCATTTTACTATAAAATCAGGTGTAGTGTTTTACTAAAAAAATGGCAATCCGCTCTTTTTGGTGGTTTCCATATTATCATCAATGATCTTGGAAATGATTTCCCTATCAGTATGACTCAACATCATGGCATCACTATAGCTCAATCCTCCACGCATGTACCAACAAAATCTTA